GTTATTTAGCGGGTCAATTTGATGAAGATGATGTTAGATACATTAGAATTACAAATTTAGATTCAACGAACCATCTTACATTAACATTTAGAGATGAAGACAGTACAGAGTTTGCAATTAAAGTAGACGCTGGACATTCTTTTATTTATCCTGGTGATAATAGTGGTGGAGTTGTAGATACAATGCATGCGGGTGGATCTGCATTAACAGTATCATTTAATGATTTAGTAGATATTACAGCAACTGCAGATACAGCTTCTGTTGATTTAGAAGTATTTGTAGGAAGCGCGTAGGAGGAATATGGCATCAAGTTATACAGGTCTTGGTACAGAACTAATGACAACCGGCGAGAACGCTGGTAATTGGGGTACGAAGACTAATGTTAATTTACAAATTATAGAACAAATATCTGGTGGTTATACTGAACAAGACATTGCGGGTTCAGCGGATACTACAACATTATCTGTTTCTGATGGATCAACAGGTGCAGTTCTTGGACATAGAGTTATAAAATTTACTGGAACTATTACTGGAAACCAAATTGTAACAATTCCTTTAGATGTTCAACAGATGTATGTTTTAGTTAATGGTACGTCTGGTGCTTATACAGTTCAATTTAAATACGCTTCTGGTTCAGGAAACTCAGTTACTTTTGCAGCAACAGATAAAGGAAGTAAACTTGTTTATGCAACGGCTGATGATGGTACTAATCCAAATTTAGTTGATTCAGGAATTGCATCTACTGGAGATCATGATTTAGATGGTAATGAATTAATTTTAGATGCTGATGCTGATACAAGTATTACAGCAGATACAGATGATCAAATAGATATTAAAATTGCAGGAGCTGATGATTTTCAATTTACAGCAAATACTTTTACTGCACAAGCAGGTAGCACGATTGCTGCACAAGCATTAACTGCTACAACAGTTACAGCTAGTGGTATTGTAAAAACAGATGACACTACTGATGCAAGTTCTACAACTGATGGTTCATTACAAACTGATGGTGGATTATCTGTAGCAAAAGACGCTGTTATAGGTGATGACCTTAAATTATTAAGTGATTCTGCTGTATTAAGTTTTGGTGCAGATTCAGATACAACTTTAACACATACTGATGGAACGGGTTTAACTTTAAACTCAACTAACAAATTATGTTTAAGGGATTCAGCTTTATCCATTAGTTCAAGTACAGATGGTCAATTAGACATTGATGCAGATACCGAAGTAGAAATTGCTACAACAACTCTTGATCTTAATGGCGCTCTTGACGTAAGTGGAGCTTCTCAATTTAGTTCTACTATTACAGTTGGTGTCAATGACACTGGTTATGATGTAAAATTCTTTGGTGCCACATCTGGTGCTTACATGCTATGGGATGAATCTGTAGATGATTTAGTATTAGCTGGAGCAGCAGGAATTGATTTAGCTGGTGATATAGATGTTGATGGTACTGCTAATTTAGACGCAGTTGATATTGATGGTGCAGTACAAATTGATAACACTGTAACAGTTGGTGTTGATGATACAGGATATGATGTTAAATTTTTTGGTGATACAGCAAGTGCATACATGCTGTGGGATACATCAGCAGATGATTTAATATTAGGTGGAGCAGCAGGACTTATTGTACCTGATGGACAATTTACATTAGGAAGCACAGCAGTTAGTGCAACAGCAGCAGAAATTAATTTAATAGATGGTGGCACTGCAAGAGGTACTACAGCAGTTGCAGATGGAGATGGTTTACTTGTAAATGACGCTGGCACGATGAGAATGACTAATGTCACAACATTAAAAACATATTTTCAAAGTGGTGTTGGTGTAGCGGCAGATGATATTTCAGCTGGGGATGGAGCAGTTAGTCTTACAACTTCATCAGGTAATATTACAATTGATGCAGCAGCAAATGATTCAGATGTTATATTTAAAGGAACTGACAACAGTTCTGATATTACGATGCTTACACTTGATGGTAGTGATGCTGGTTCTGCTACTTTTAATCACGATATTATTTTAGGTAATGATTCTTTTGTAAGATTTGGCGATGCTGGAGAAAAAATTACAGGAGATGGAACTGATTTAACAGTAAACTCATCTAATGATTTACATTTAACAGCCTCAACAGATATCAACATTCCAGCTAATGTTGGTTTAACTTTTGGTAATGATGGCGAAAAGA